GGATTGCGGGTGATCGGGCGGATCGACGAGCCCCGGCTGGCGGCGCTCGTCAAGCGCGGCGGGGTGAAGGGGCTTTCCTTCGGTTATCGGGTGACAGCGTCGCAGACCGGCCGGGTGCGCGAACTGACCGCGCTCGACCTGGTCGAGGTCAGCCTAGTCGCGCAACCGATGCAGCCGCTGGCGCGGGTGCATGCGGTGGCGGAGTAGCCACCGGCCCGGCTGAGGGGATGATTGGGTTTTGGGGGCGTCCATCACGGGCGCCCCTTTTCGTTTGGACCAAGGAGAATGACATGACCGATGTGACGATGGATGGACTGGAGGCGAGTTTCGCGGACGTCGAGATGCCGGGTGCGGTGGTGCGGCCGGTGCTGGCGGGGGGGCATGCGACGGGTGGGGCGGCGTTTGAGACGTTTCTGCGGAGCGGCGCGAGCGTTGAAATGAAGGCGTTTACCGGCGTTACCGGTGATGCTGGGGGCTATGCCTTGCCGCGCGAGATTGACGCGGTGATTGATGCGACGCTGAAGAGCATCTCGCCCATTCGCGCCATCGCCAATGTCGTGAAGGTTGGGTCGGCCGGGTATCGCAAGCTGGTGACGACGGGCGGCACGGTATCGGGCTGGGCGGCCGAGACGGGCGCGCGGGCCGAGACGGCGACGCCGAGCTTTGTCGAAATCGCGCCGTCGATGGGCGAGCTGTTCGCCAATCCCAGCGCGAGCCAGGCGATGCTCGACGATGCGCAATTCGATGTCGAGGCATGGCTGGCGAGCGAAATCGCGATGGAATTCGCCAAGGCGGAAGGCGCGGCCTTCGTCAATGGCAGCGGCACCAACCGGCCCAAGGGGTTCCTTCAGGCACCGACCGCGAGCACCAACGACGCGACCCGCGCCTTCGGG